AGACTTGCAATTTCATAATGAGAAAAGAACCTTGCCCATTTGGGCCGAAATGCAAGTTCAGTCACCCAAAAACAACCAAGAGTGACTGGAACAGACCACAACAACAACACAAAAACTAGAACCTTGCTTATCCTTTGTTGAGTTGGACTTCGCCAGTCCAGACATAAATAAAATGGTTACAAAACGTACACAAAAGCGCAAACAGCGCAAAACAACAAAGAGCAGAAAGCCCGCAATGATGAATGCACCCACAACTAATCAGGTGCAAACAAAGTTGCGACAACTACAACAACGTCCCCTTTATAAGACCCCTAGTGCAAAAGCAATGATGAATTACGACATGGCATACATCAAGTGCAGAACGGATCCGTTCAATGCAACAGGAGGTGGTATGATACCCGATGGGTCGGGAAAACGAGTAATGGTAGATCACAAGTTATATTATGATTTCACCACTACAAATTCTGGTGAAGCTAGATTATTGATAGCTCCATTCATGCCCAGTCCAGTACTCTTCAAGCCAGGAGTTACTACAGCTGGCATGACAGTAAATGGAAATGCAATTACTCAAGCGACAACAGGAGCCATACTGGACACAGCCTGGGTACCCGGAGTTTACGCCGAGTACACAGGTTGGGCCCAGATGCCTGGCCTTGGTTTCATAATCCCTTATGGAGCCTTGAAAGCTAGGATTGTCACACAAGGTTACAAGATATATTACACTGGTCAAGCATCCAAAGCTGCCGGCACAATAACTGTCCAAACAGCCCCTATTGAGTTAGGGACACCACTGATGGGACAGAATTATATTGTGTCAGCATTGAATGGATCTGACGGAGTGACGTATAATACTGTCGCCAACGACAATGCCTTCCCGATTTTACCCATAACAGCATCTTTGACAGACACAGGCATAACGCCAGACACGTACATCACAAGACCCGAATCAGGAGTTGTGGGTTTACTGAAGAGACAAAATCCAGTAAACTCATGGTCCGACATCTATTCAAATTGTTTCGCAGTGATGGCAGCTAGCAAGATTCAAAAATCTTTGACAGCTACCAGCAACATAACGACCTTCATAGGTACAAACAATGCTTCGTTGAGCAATTCGTTTGGTGGTGTTGCATTCGCTGATGATTCGTTTGAGGCCCAATATGTAAAAATATCGGGCGCAACAGATGGAACGATAGGGTTGGGATTTCGTGTCGAGGTTATGACATGTGTCGAGTATCAGGTGCCCGGTTCTTCCGTAGTTTCGAAATTTTTGAAGACGCCCCCAAAAGCATCACCGCAATCTATAGCAGTAGCTGATTCAGTGATGAACGCTTCCCCCATAGCTAGACCTTTATCGGATACACAAGCTTGGTGGAACACAGCGTTGAGAGTGGCTGGAGGTGCTGCCAAAGCAGCATCCGCAATTCCAAATCCATATACCATGGCAATTGGATCTGCCGTCTCATCAATAACGGAACTATTACAGAATACTACCCTCTAGAAAGTATTAATCAAGAGACTTTGATGACAGATAATTGTTTGAATCAAATTTGATTTGGACTCAGGCAGCTTTAGTCAAGCTGCTCGTTTTCTTAAAAATAATTGTATGTTATGATATTCTTAGATCTAATATTATGCCTATACGTTGTCCTTATTGTTGTATGTATTCGGTGGATCGACAAGCACATAAGCATCATTTGCGTGATGTGCATTCCGATCTATACGGTGCATGCCTATCTAGGTCTATTCAAGGGAATAGAGTTGAGTGGAGACAGTTTGAGTCTGCTATTGGAACAAATGCGGTCGGAATCACGTATTGTGGAGTTACGAGTACAATACCACGCGAGATAGCCGAAAGTATTTTGGATCTAATAGCTAGGAACCAATTGTCTGGACCACGATCTCCAACTGTGACCGAGGATGAGCAAAGTGGGAATTAGTGAAAGCTATTCTCAAGGCGCTACTTGTAGTGTCGAGTCTATATTAGAGGAAATATAGGCGGTTGGTATTTAG